ATTCATCTATTGCCCAACGGGTCTGAACTACTTCAAGCACAAGAATCAAATAATCGACCCAAGCAAGACTCAGCCCGGGGACATCGTCTTCTTCGATTGGGCTGAAGATGGCGTTGCCGATCATGTCGGCATCGTTGCAGAGAATCATCTCACCTACCTCATCACCATCGAGGGCAACACAAGTCCAGAAGGAGCAACAGGAAGTCAGCAGAATGGTGGCGGTGTCTATCGTCGCAAGCGCTACTTCGGCAAGACCATTGCAGGAATTGCACGACCTTCCTATCCAACTATCAAGTAAGGAAATGGTAATGAAACTCACAGAAAAGACCAAGGCACTTGTTGAGCATTATGCATCAGCATTCGTGGTTGCGATTGTCGTCGAGTATGCCCATTCAGGCACTCACAACATTGCAGACATTGCAAAGGCTGCTGGAATTGCAACCTTCGCTCCTGTCATCAAAGCAGGATATGACAAGCTCAAGCAGAAAGCGCAAGGATAAACCTTGAAACCAATTCAGGGGCTTATCCTCAACCCTGAAACAAAGCAAGCAGCTTCCCTTCTCGCCGAGAAGACCTTCCAGCAATTCAAGAATGTGCGCGGTCATTACCGCAACACCGAGAATTCCCATCTGGTTGGTCATCTCGGCGAGTTCGCTGCATTCATCTGGTTTCGTGACAATGGATTCGAGCCTGTTCCAAACTTCAGCGATCCAACGAAAGACAAAGAATGCGACATCCTGACCAATATCGGGCGCATCGAGGTCAAGACTTGGAATGATAAGTTCTGGGATGAATGGGGTCGCTCTGTCTCAGTTTCGCAGTATAGTTCCATCAAAAGGAAAGCCGACTTCATATTCTGGTGTTCAGTCACCGACATTGAATCGGAGACACCTTCTGTCAAATTCAGAGGATGGTGTGAAGTCGGAGTTGTCGAGGGATTGACTCCGAAGATGACAGGTGTTGTCGGAAGAGAAGTGAACAATTACCAACTCGAGCCATTTCAGCTCAAACCAGTCGAACAAATGGGGGAAATCAATGCATCGCGAGGAAATACTTCAGACCGCGATTGACCTGACAATGGGCGATCGCAATGAACAAAATGGCGACCCGAGGGAGAATCATCAAAGAATTGCGACCATCTGGTCGGTCGTTCTTGGCATTCCAGTCGAGCCATATCAAGTCGCATTGTGCATGGCAGGGCTGAAACTTGCTCGCCTTGCTCACAATCCACTCGATGATTCATTCATCGATGGTGCTGCCTATTTAGCAATCGCAGGGGAAATCGTCAATCCACAGGGGGAAAGCAATGCCAATCCAACCAATCGATGACCGCATCGTCATCCAGCAAAAGCAAGCAGAGGAAGTCACAGTCTCGGGTCTCATCATTCCCGATCAGGCACAACAGAAGCCACAAGAGGGCATTGTCATCGCCGTCGGTGCTGGTCGCTACGAGAACGGCATTCGCATCCCGATGGATGTGAAGGTCGGAGACACAGTCCTCTTCTCCAAGTACGGCGCAACCGAGGTCACAGTTGAGGGCAAGGCTCTCATCATCCTGACCAGCAAAGATGTTCTCGGAATCTTGGTGAGCGAATGAGAAATCTCGTCGTAATCGTGCCATCTCGGGGAAGACCCGACTCCATCAAGGAATTGCTCAAGTCATTCGATGAGACCAAGACCGAATCTGATTTGCTCGTTGTTGTAGATGATGACGATCCAACTCTTGATGCCTACCTCGACACCGGGGCAGACATCTTCATCGTCAAGAAGGATGGCAAGGGAATGGCAAAGCCATTGAACTTCACCGCCAACTTGATGAAAGACAAATACCGCCACTTCGCATTCATTGGCGATGACCACCGCCCACGAACGATGAATTGGGATGTTCACTTCTTGAACGCTCTCGATGAACTCGGCACAGGCTTGGTCTATGGCAATGACTTATTCCAAGGCGAGAACTTGCCAACGGCAATCGCCATGACAGGTGACATTGTCAAGGCACTTGGGGGAATGGTTCCGCAAGGAATGATTCACCTCTACCTCGACAACTTCTGGATGAAGCTCGGGCAAGACCTTGGCGCTCTTCGCTATATGCCAGAGGTGATTGTGGAGCATCTGCACCCGGTCGCTGGCAAGGCCGAGTGGGATGAGGGTTACCTTGCGGTGAACGCGCAAGAGGTCTATTCAGCCGATTTTGAGGCGATGAATGCCTATCTTGCAAGTCCAGCATATATTCAACTCCTTACAGAATTGAGGGGCGAGTGAAAATTCTCATCACAGGCAACGAAGGCTTCGTTGGCAGACACTTCTGGAACAAGCTGAAAGCGCAAGGTCACGAACTGCATGGCATCGACATCTTGAATGGCACAGATGCCAGAGACTTCTTCCGCACCAACAATGAACACTTTGACAAGGTCATTCACCTTGCAGCAGTTGTCGGAGGTCGCAAGATGATTGAAGGCGAACCTCTGGCGCTCGCCGTAGATTTGGAAATCGATGCAGCTCTCTTCTCGTGGGCAATGCGAACCAAGCCGGGGTGCATCACTTACTTCTCATCCTCTGCTGCCTATCCCATCAAATTGCAGACCAAAGAAGAATGCTTTCACTTGCAGGAAGATGACATCAATCTAGATTGCATCTCGAATCCTGATTTCACTTACGGCTGGTCGAAGCTGACGGGTGAGATGCTGGCAGGATTTGCTCGCAAGGCTGGCATCGAGGTTCACATCTTCCGACCATTCTCGGGCTATGGATCAGACCAAGCACTTGATTATCCATTCCCATCCTTCATCGACCGAGGCAAGCGCAAGGCTGACCCTTTCCAGATTTGGGGAGATGGAAATCAGATTCGCGACTTCATCCACATCGATGATGTGGTCAATGGGGCGCTGGCAGGTTGTGAGGCAGGAATCGAAGTCGCCAATCTCTGCACAGGAATCCCGACCTCCTTCAATGACTTGGCTCGCTTGGTTGCCGAGGTCGCTGGCTATGAGCCAAAGATTGAACACCTCGAATCCGAGCCTGTAGGGGTCTTCTACCGTGTGGGCGACCCAATCTATATGGAGACCTTCTACAAACCCCAAATCAGCCTCAGAGAAGGCATAGAACGCGCCTTTGCTGGCTTGTAGCGCATACATCCCTCGCCATGCGCTCGCTGGCATAGAAGAAAGACCCCTCATCAGATCACTCTGGTGGGGGGTCTTTCGCCATTGCGACACAAAAAAAATATTCGCGACACTTGCGCCATCTTGACAGCCAAGGGGGAAATGGGTCTATCTTTATACCAACGAGCTGAACTAGGGGTTCAGCGCCAAGGCAAGGAGTCAGAAATGACAACAGCAACACGAATTGAAGAGCTTGAACAGATGCTCTCAAAGGCTTACGCGCAGCGCACACTAGCCAATAATCTCAAGGCAAATCGCCAACTTATCTTCGCAATCAACTCAAACATCCGCGAATGGAAATTGGAACTCATCACGCTTCGCGAGAAGGTCGGTGCATAAATGTCACTACTCATCATTGGTGGAATCTTCGTGGTTCTCTCCGTCTTCTTCCTCATCGTCTTGATTGAAGATGCCATGAACAAGAATGACGAATTCTTCGCAGTCAAAGATTGGCACAATTTCCGAAATACACTCGACAAGTCCCAAGGGGGAAAATAAATGTTGCTTCCAATCTTCTTGCTCGCTCTCGGTCTTGGCTTGTCCATTGGCATCATCATCGGTGGATTCCTTGAATATAGTCGCTCATATGAACGACTCGTCGCCGAATTCGTCTATCAAGAGGAATTGCTTGAGGAAATCACTCGCCTCAATCAGATCGTGAAACGATAAAAATGTCAAAGTCAAAGCAGAAGGGAACTCTCGCCGAGTCAGCCTTCGTCAAGTATCTCCAAGCACACGGGTTTCCTGGCGCAGAGCGCCGGGCATTGGCTGGTGAACTCGACAAGGGTGACATCACAGGAACTCCTGCTTTGACATTCGAGGTCAAGAATCACAAGTCCTACAAGTTTCCTGAATGGATCAAAGAATCCAAGCAGGAGAGAAAGAACGCAGGGGCAGACTACTGCCCACTCATCGTGAAGCCTGTGGGGATAGGGGTTTCATCCGTCAGCGATTGGTGGGCAGTTCTACCTGTGGAAGATATGGTCAGGCTATTGCGTGAAGCAGGATATGGAGATCCGTTGTGAACCTCACATCTCTTTCCATTCCTAGATTCTCAAAAGCCAAGTGTCACTCCCCAGAGATTGACCCAGACTTCTTCTTCCCGGAATCTCGCTTGGTTATGAGCGAGCGAGAGCAGACACTTGCTGCAATTTGCGACAGTTGCATTCACAAGATTGATTGCTTGCAATTTGCAATCAAGAACAATGAAACCGAAGGCTATTGGGGAGGAACAACTCCTTTCCAACGCAAGCACATGATGACAAACAGGAAGGAAGAAGGAAGCGTTCGATTCAGGGAAATTCAAGGCTATCTCAAGACTGGCATGACCAGGGAAGAAATTGCCGACCAACTTGGCATTCAAGTTGATTCGGTAGATCGCATCATCCTTCGTGCCAAGAAGAAAGGCATCACACTATGAGTCAGAAAAGAATCTTCATCGCGTTCACTAGCGCCATCCTTTCGGCTGGCTTGCTCGTCGGTTGCGTCAAGACCTACCAATCCGAGCAGAAAATCATTGACACTCCAATCGTCGTCCATACAGTCACCATCAAGCCATCAACTGTGACCACAGACAAGGCCGTCGTCATCAAGTTCGTCAATGAATTGATGACCAAGCGCCAAGCCAGTTGCTTGCTCTGGATATTCGAGAAGGAAAGCCATACCGACCCTTATGCCAAGAACCCAACTTCTTCGGCTCGCGGTATCGGTCAGCTCTTGGCTTCAACTTATGCCAACATCGGCCTCAAGCATTCTGCCGATCCGATGGCTCAGGTTGTCGCAGCAATCGCCTACATTTCACGCCACTATGGTTCCGACGGCGCTTGCGCTGCCAAAGCATTCTGGCAAAAGCACTACTACTGGTAAGCCAACACACAACAACAGGGGGAAACAATGTCCACAGAAATCAATCTAGCGATGGTCGATCTCGACCCAACCGCCAGCGCCTTCCTTGCCGCATATATTGAGGCCAAGGCAAAGGTGAAGGAATGGTCGGAGAAGGCCGACATCGCTCGTCAGCAAGTTGAAGCAGCACTCGGAGACCACGAAATTGGTCTCGTCAATGGTCGGGAAGCAGTTCGCTGGACAACGGTGAAAAGCACTCGCATCGATACGAAGCGAGCCAGGGAGATTTTGCTTCCCGAACTGTTGGC